CGGATCAGTCACGACGGCATCAACCTTGCCGAGCGTTGGCAGGATTTCCCTGCAATCCCCCAGCCACAGTTCACATTCCCCGATGATTTCCTTACGTGGGCTCACCTTCGCCCTCCCAGATCATGAGAATGGAATAATGGCCGTGGTTTCCGCCAAGTGGTCCGTGAACCTTCCAGCCCTTGGCCTCGTAGGAAGGAACGTCGTCGAAGGTGACGTAGCGGAGGTAGGTCATTGTGGAGCCCCCGCCTTGTCCCATCGGAGCAGGACTGTTCGGCCTTCACGCTTCCAGATGGTCCAGCCTTTGGCGACGTATTCTGAAATCATGTCGTGAGGCACACGCTTGTGGAGGGGTTTCATGCGGCCTCCGATGTCAGAACGTCGTTCCAATCGGTATCGACCGTATCGGGAATGCGAACCTCTGCGCTCAGCCCTTCCGTAATCAGCCGATGCGCAAGGTTCCACGCCGCGACCTGACCCGTTGCCGATCTGTCGTTGTCCCCGAACACGATGATGTGCTTCGCAGTGACAGGCGGTTGCCACTTCATCAGGCCACCGGCCGACAATGCCGACCACACGGGAATGTCGAACATCTTGGCAGCGGCAAGCGCCGTCTCGACGCCCTCGGCAATCCCCATCGTCTCAGCGGATGGCGCAAGACGGACAGCACCACCGGCCGGGATTTTTGCGGGAGCCAGCTTGCGAGGCTTGGGCACTTCCGCCTTCCGCCCTGATCCATCCAGGTAGGTGTATTGGATCGTGTGCGCCGACCGATCAGGCCCGACGAACATCGCCAGCATGGCCGGGTGTTCGGTCTTGCTCTTGTCGTCGTGCACGTAGGTGAACTTGGGCAGCCAGCGCAGCGAGGGCGAGTCAATGGGCAATCCACGGCGCGAGAGATACCACGATGCCGGATCGCTGCCGGTGAGCTTCTGTGCTCGGTTCCAGATCGCGGCCAGCGTGTCGATGCTCGTTTCGCGTCGGGCCTTGGGCACCTGCACCACCGCACTCGGTAAGTGCTGCTCGATGAGCTTCTTAGCCTCGATGAACGTGCAGCCGTTGACCTTCATCACAAGATCGACGCCAGAGCCAGCGCCGCAGTGGTTGCAGTAGAACGAACCGCTGCCTGCCTTGTCGTCCCAGCGGAAGCGATCAGTGCCTCCGCAGATCGGGCAGGGGCCGTGCTTTGATGACAAGAACCGCTCATCAACGCCGAGGAACGGCAGCAACGTGCGCCAGCGGCCAATGGCCTTGTCTTGGATGCGCTCAAACCGCATAGCGCGCCTCCCCGTTCCGACGGGCCTTGGCAAACGCAATGTCACGGGAACGAAGCCACGATTTCAATATCGGTGTCGGCTCGGCTATCGCTTGCTTGGACAGCCCTTGCGGCCACGCGCCGAAAATTTCCTTGTAGGTGTGACCTGCCCATCCGATGGCCCGGCCCTTTTCCTCGCAGATCCAGAGCAATTGCATGTAGACGGCACGCTTGCCTTGAGCCGCAATCTGTTCGCGCACCGTCTGCGTCTTGCCGCTCTTGCGCGCGCCGAACTCGGCAAGGTCGCCATCACCAACAGTGACCCCGTGACGTGGCGGCTGCACCGTTCCGCAGCATGGGCATTCACGCATCAGCGCTGGAACCAGAGCCGCGCACGAATTGCACTCACGCGGCATCGGCAAGCGCTTTTCCTTGGCCTTGCGATCCGCTGCTGACTTCGGCTTGCCGTCGTCCAGAACGTCAAAGTCGATGTCCGTCACCATGCCGAGGCGCAGATGCGTGTCGGAATGGTCAAGGATGATCGCGTGGTCCTTGCCGTCTGCAGTGCGCAGCGCACGGCCGACGATCTGCACGAACAGCATCTCGGATTTCGTCGGGCGGGCCAGGATCAGGCAGCGCACATCCCAGTCGATGCCGGTCGTGAGGCAGCCAATGTTGCAAACCACCTTCACGTCACCGGATGCCAGCCGCTTGCCGATTTGGTCGCGTTCCTCGCGCGGCGTCTCGGCATCAACGTAGGCAGTCGGCACACCCGCCTCGGTGAACTGCATCGCAAGCAGTTGGGCGTGGGCGCGGTTGACAGCGAAGCATAGCGTTGGGCGGTTCTCGCCGCGGGCCAGCCATTGCGTCACAACGTCGGCCACGAGATGCGCCTTGGACATCGCCTCGGCCAGATCGCCCTCGTGGTAGTCACCGGCAACGGTGCGGACGCCGGACAAATCGGGATGGCTGGGGGCGAACACGCGGAACTTCGACAGCATGCCGAGGTCGATCAGTTCTTGCGTCGAGGTCGGCTTGATCAGGTCGTCGAAGCGTTTGCCGAGGCCCTTGGCCCATGGCGTTGCCGACAATCCGATGAACAGCCGCTCGGGCTGCTCGTCCATCCAGGTCTGATAGACCTTGTGCATGACGTGGGCTTCGTCGATGACGATCAGGTCCACGTCGGGCCGATCACGGCGAGCCAGCGATTGAGCGGTGGCGATCTGGATCGGTGCGCCGGGACGCTTCCACGGGTGGTTGCCCTGGATCACGCCCATCTCGGCCGGGTCGATTCCGTTCTCGACAAACCGTTCGAACGTCTGGTCGATGAGGCCGATCGATGGGACGCAGAAGGCGAGGCGCTTGCCCTTCGCACGAGCCCCGGCGACGATGTGGGCTGCGATGACGGTCTTGCCTGCCCCGGTCGGTGCCTGGAGCATCGGGCGGCGATGGCCATCCACGATGGATTGCTTGAGCCCGTCGATGGCACGTTGCTGATGAGGGCGGAGCGGTTTCAGTGAGGTTGCCGGTGTCATCGCACCACCTCACGTGCATACATACCCTCTACTGTAGTGCTAACCTTCTCCTGGATGGATAGGTTATCTGGTACAACAGTAGATGTAGATGTAGAATACGCACTTTCCGTCACGTGACGCGTCACACCCTCCGTCACACCACCGTCACCAGCTTCCTCGCCTGTGGATTTCCGACGCTCGCGAAGGCGTCGCATGCGATGCTTGGACGGGTCTGGTGCGGGCTGCCAATCGAACCAGTTATGCGGCTGCAACACGGTCTTTCCAGCGACCTTTTCCGCATCAATAAGACCGTGCGACATGAGGCAGGCTAGATCGTCTTCGACCTCGGTCAAAGACAAGTGCAGGCGAAACGAGATTTCGCGGGCGTTGGGGAGATAGCCCCGGCGCTCGGATGTGAGAGCAAGGCAGTTCACCCAAAACTTGAACAGGCGGTCGGGGAGAAGTTGCACCTTGGGATCGTTGAGGATGTCCGCGTACATGCGGAACCATCCGCCCTTGTGCACAATAGCCTTGCTTTTGCCGCTTACTTTCTGCATATTCAACCTCGCAACCTTGACAGGGGTTAGCACTCATTTCGACCGCTGGGGCTTGGCCGCTCCAGCGGTTTTTCTTTAGGGGTCGAAGCTAAATCTCGGCAGTGACGGCACGTTGCGCTTGCTCTCGCAAAGCCAAGCGCGTTTACGGGCAGATGCCGTTACGCGGGCGGATGCGGTTTTCGCTGCCTTGGCAAGATTTCTGCGGGCTGCAGCCTGTTTCCGAGTGGTGATCTCGGTCGGTTCTGAAACGTAGGCTTCGAGGTCTTCAAGGTCGCTCATGACAGCTCCCCTTGCTCGAAAGCCTCTGAGCACACGAGGACGAGATCACGGCCTTGCCGGACGTAACCGGCTCCATTGGTAGCCATCGCAAGAGCGTCCATCAGTGTGCCTCTGATCCGGTAGCAACGCAGCACGATGCACAGTTCATTTTTCGCTTGCTCTGTTGCGGCGTTGCCGCGCGAAGCAGCAGGTGCTAGATTGCTTTCCATGTCGGGCCACCTCCATGGCCGCGTTTTACGGTTGAGCTTCGGCTACTACCGACCCAACCAAGGGGGCCTCCAGTTACCGCTGGGGGCCTTCATCGTTTCCGGCGTCGGCCGGTCTCCACTCGGAAGAAGAGACCGGCCTAGGCGGTAGTGCTGCCAATGGTGCGGACACCGACAGCGGAGGGCGCGCGTGTTGGGAGCAGGTTGGCTATGGCAGGGGTGCGAACAGCCGACCTCGCGCGCCCACCGATGCCGATGAGCAGCCTACGCACGTGACGCTACGGAACGGGGACGCACTGGAACGGAGAGATCAGCAGGGCAGGCCGGGGCGCATCCCGGCGCTCACTTGGGTGTCGAACCCCATGCCACGCTTTACGAGCAGAGGGTGGCTGGCTCTTCCCGCACGCTACTGCGGGCTCTGCCCTGCTGATCTCTCCTGCTGACGCGCACTAACGGGGACACGACGGGGGATAATTCACACCCGTACTTGAACGTACAAGCACTCTACGGTAGATTAGGTGTACGGTCAATGGTGGCCCATCGGGAAACCATATTGACGTGTGCACAACCCGGCGGACTGCGAAAGTCCGCCCATGACGAGCAGGTACGATCAGATCATGAAGACCTTCGCGAAGCGGCTCAAGTCCGCCAGAGCCGAGGCCGGATACAAGAGCGCCCAGCAGTTTGCGGGAGCCCTTGGGATCGAGCCGCATACCTATCGCCATTGGGAGCGAGCCGAGGCCGAGCCCGATTTTGAGACGCTGACGCGCATCTGCGAGCTTCTCAAGATTACCCCTAACGAACTGTTGCCCTTGGCGGCGCAAGGCGGGGCGCGGGGGTTTTCCCCAGCGTCGGGACAGACGGCAGCGTAGACGAAATCAACGAACGCAACGGGTTACGGATCGCTGACAACGATCCGTAATTTTTTTTTACGTTTTCGCTTGACGGCTGATGCAACGTAGATTTAGTGTACGCACATCACCGGGCGGCCACGGCACACTCCACCCTGACGCTCAATGACCCGTACCGAGGTCGCCCGGTGTCTCAATTCAGAGGGGATGCGGATTATGGACACCTGCGATTGCTGCGACCGCCGCATGAAGTACGACCGGATTGCTCCAACGTACCTGTACGTTTGCGACGACGATCAGTGTCGCAAGTGGGGCATGGGCGAACTCGGAAAAAGCACGACAGCGCTTGCGGTTGGTCCCGCGGAACCTTCCGAGGAAATTCCAGGGTGCGTGTGGAAGCACGCTGAATATCCGTTCTGTGAAACCTATTGAGGGGATGCGGACAATGACACCAGCGGAACAGCTTATTGTGTGGGCGAAACGGCGGCCGCCACTGACGGCCCCTTCTCCACCGGCCCGCGTGAACCTCACGCACATGGACGTGGTGAGAGTCCAGCACTGGCTAGAGCAGGCAAGAATATCCGTCCTGTCTGCCAAGGACGACGCAGAGATCGCAGCGCTTATCACGAAGGTCGGGGAGCGCGGGGTATGAGCATGGACAACGGCGGACCGGCGTTCCCCGTGCATAAATTCGTGCCCTCCTTGTGGGAGGACGAAAGCAAAGAAACGCTTGTAACGTATTTTGGCCTATCTCTCCGGGACTATTTCGCGGCGGCCGTACTGCCAAGCCTTTTAGACAAACACAGCTATGTGCATGTCGCCGGGCATGCCTACACCATCGCCGACGCGATGCTCGTGGAGCGGTCAAAGTCTAAGGGTGCACCATGACCAAGTGTAGAGCGACCCTAGACTTCGAGTGCTTTGATACCAAGGTGCCGGTTAACATCGAGTTTTATTATCGGTCCGCGTTTGCATCATCGAGCGCAGATCCCGGTAAACCGGCCCAGCTAGAGCTGCACAAATGCACGCTGATAAACCCGCGCGATAAAAAGCAGCGCTACGTCTCGTGTGAGGGTGACTGGCTATTTGAATGCCTCAATGACGCGATTCAAAATCAGTGGGGCATGCGCGACGAAATCGTGGCTCAAGCCATCGCGTCTGGTGATCTCCCGCATATGGTGCGCACCCCATGATTTACGATCACACCGAGTGCATCGAACAGCCGATTGTCGATAACGGCGTTCTTGTCGCCTACTGCCCAGACATTCCGGTCACGTTTCATCTTGACGAATGCGGGGACCTGCATCGGGTTTCGCTTCATCACCACAACAGCGACCGCAAGACGGTCGTGTCTGCCGGTCCCATCTGGGAAACGTGCAAACAGTTGATGGAAACTGACGGCGACCGCATCCGTGACGAAGCAGGGTTTCGTGGTGACAGATACCAACATTCCTGCCCTGTGATGGGCGTTGGTTTCAGCGGCGGAAAGTACGCCGCGTGAAATGGTGCCGGGTCGCGCGTGACGATGCTTGCTGCGGGGGAAGCATCGTTGACCCGGCACCTACTGAATAACGGCTGCCTGCATCCCAGGGTGAGCCGAGGCATCCCGAGAGCATCGAAGGTGCAATGCGGGGTTGGTTGGCGGCCGTTTCTTTGCGCTCTGAGGCCAATCAATTGCGCCGTCCTCGGCAATTCAATTCTGTACCACGCGAGTAGGTGAAAAATGCGGCGACGTTTTGAGTTCATCAGCAAGTCGGCAATTCAGGAACTAGAGGCCAGAGGGAAAGACGCATTTGAGCGAGGTCATCCGTACATATCGACCAACTCGATGCACTGGCGACGCGGTTGGAAGAATGCCCAGGCGGCACGTCAAAAGCAGACCGTCGTCGTAGACAAAGAGGACCCGGAGCACAAAGCGATGTTGCAGCGTGCCGAAATGTTGAAGCGTGGGGCAGGTGGGCGATGGACCGTGCTGGGGCGATAGCGGGTGGTATTCTTGTCGGTTGGTTCGTGCTGCTGGTGATCGTTTACGCATCACCAGCAGAGCCAAGAGGACATCCGATCAAGTGTGATCAGAGGGGATGGTGCCAATGAATTTCATATCAGACGTTGGAGCGATCTTTGTTGCACTTGGTGTTGCGATGATCCTTGGGGAACAACTGATCAATTGGGCGATCGGGAGGGGATGATGTCAGACGAATTTGACCTTGCGCCTCCACCGAATGATGTCATCGAGATTGAACGCGCAGCAACAGGCCACGGCTGGGCAGTGAAATTTGACGGCCAGACCATGGCGTTTTTCTCAACCGCCGCTGATCTCGCATCGTGGATCAAGACCACGTTGAGCACTCTGGATGTCGAGGCTGGCATTATACCGAGGCCAGAGCTTCGCACGCATGACAACGAGCCGTTGCCGAGCATTTTACATCAGGATGCGGCTCAACTGATTGAGAAGAAACCGGGCCGCGTGTGGCGGATATTTGCAGGGGGCAAGTCATGATCGGAACAATCGTCACAACAGAAGATCAAGCGCCAGTCCGCGCGATCATTTCGACCAGCATTGAGTTTTCGCCGCAGCGCAAAGCACTCATGACGGCACGCCTGAAGGCGCAGGCTGACGTGATGAAGGGCGCGGTTCGTAACCGGCAGAACCCGTTCGCCAAGAACACATACGCGACGCTGGAAAGCGTTCTTGAAGCCGTGTCAGAACCGATGACGACGGCTGGGCTGGTGCTCACGCAATGGGCCGGTGAAGTTGTCGGAGACAAAACGCAGACGCTTAAGGTCTACACGCGGATTGAGCACGCCGAGTCCAGCGAATACATGCAGGTCTCAATGCCTATCCCGCTCGTGAAGGCGGATGCTCAAGGCATCGGCTCTGCGATGACTTACGGCCGACGCTACACGCTAAAAGCTGCGCTCGGCATCCCCGAGGTTGACGACGACGGAGCGGCAGCCAGCGGGCAGGAAAGCGAACTGCGTCCAAAGCGCGTGTCGGCTTCGCAAGCCAAGAAAGACGGCAAGGGCACGTTGGCCAACGAGATCATTCAAGAGATCAGATCGGCAATCAACCCGGAAATGCTGAAGCATATCGGGGAGACGCGGGCGGATGAGGTCGAGGAAATGCCGGACAGCTGGCGCTCGATGATCCGCGATGAATACACGACGAAAATGGATGAGCTTAGAGCGCGTCAGGTTTGACGCCTCAACTCCCATTGCAGCGGAGTGACGAGAAACGGAAGGTCAAGGGGATTAGCGGACATTGGTCAGTGGTGGGAGATCGCGATGGAAAAAGCATTGACGAGGCGCGAGTGCGCAAAGGCGCGAGCCGCTGCCGGTGTTGGCTACGGATTAGACGGAAAGCCTGAAATTCGCAGTAAATGCGATGGTTGCGGCGCTGCTGGTTACACGGACGGTTGGGGTGCGTGGCACTTCGGCTGCGGTCGGATCGCACTCACGGATGGCGAGCCAGTGGTGGACTGCCCAAACGACAAGTCCACGTCTGCTAATCAGTAAAAGCGCCATTGGCAGCGGAGTGACAACGATGCCGGTTCCAGCCTCACCGCTCGATGATGACTTGGAAGACGCGGTTGTAGCGATCCACGTGAGCAGCGGCAAGGGCTGGGAGGACATCTGCGTTTTGTTGAAAGGCCGCCTTCGGATTGGCGACCGGGAAAGAATACGCAGAGCGGTTTTGAGTGCAGGCGGGAGCACGGGGGCCAGCATCGGGCGGGGTGCTGGCCCCAATAAGGAGGCGGAGAGATGAGCAATTGCCCACACTGCGGTTGCGACATTGAACAGAAGCCTAAAGCTAAGCCGCGCTCTGTTCCGCAGCACCGCCGCTATTTTGCGATGATTAAGGCCACGTTCTCGCACTGGCCGGAGGATCACCGCTTCAAACCCGCGACGGAAGAACACCTTCGCAAATGGCTCCAAGCGAAAGCTGGATACGCCAACATAAAGACAATCGAAACGCAACACATGACCACGCAGCAGGCAATCGCGGCGGTCTCGGCGGAACTGGCGATGGCCGATCCGATCCACTTCACGAGTGCGGCGGATACGCTGTTCTACATCATCCAGAGCAAGTCTATCGACTTCGATACGCTTCCCCATCGTGACGCCTGCGCGTTGTTCGATGCTGTGCACGATGTGATCGAAGCGGAAACTGATTTGAAGGTTGCCAAGATCATGCCGCCGATTTCGCAGCGTAAGGCGGGCAAAGTTGAAATTCTAGCGCAGGTGCCGTTATGAAGCTTACAAACACTATGCGAGACACGATCTGTGGCGCGATTATCGCTCACAAATTTAACAAGCCACAAGACGATATGATGAAACAATTTAGCAAGTTTGGCGATGAGGTGTATTGCGATATATACGATACAAAGAAACGCCGATTGATGGCCAGCCTGCCTCAAGGATGGCTGCCAACTAATAATGGTTTTTATGTTTCGTTCGGAGGCTTGCAAGATTTGCTGCGCATGACGCAGAAGCGAACATTCCCATATGAATCACAGATTGCTCACGGTAAAGTAATCAAGACTTACGCCGCAGATCACGCTTTTTCAGTAAAGCACATGGAAATTCGTAATGCGCTGAAAGACATAGAGCAGGAGCGCGCCAAATATCGCTCACAAGCGGAATCAATCTTATACTCTGTCCAGTCCGTTTCGCGGCTATTAGACGTGTGGCCAGAGATCAAGGCGTTCATTCCGGCGCCAGAAGTCAAAGCACAAGTGCCAGCGCTGCGAATTGCAGAGCTGAACGAAGCGCTCAACCTGCCGCCGGAGAGGGTGGCATGAACCGCAACAGCGCCAAGGCCCGCCGCATCTGCGTAGACACTCACGCATGGTTCAACCTGCTCGGCAGGAAATGCCTCACCTGTCACGTGTGCGGCTCCACGATTGATCTGGTCGCAACCAAGCCGAGCCACTGGCGCGCGGATCACATTGTCAGGCACGCAGAGGGCGGAAAAGAAGTTCCCGATAACCTTTGGCCGATCTGCATCGACTGCGATGCAGGGAAGGACGGCAAGGCGGCAGAGGATACCAAGACCGTTGCGCACGGCAAGCGCATGGGCAACCGGCATGACGGTGTGAAGCTGAGGGGGTGGCGATGATCGAGCTTCTATGGATGGCGGCAGGCGCAACGCTTGGCGCGGTTTCTATTGCGGTTCTGCGAATGGCTCCGCTCTGCAATCACGAGGGGAAGATCATTCCGGGATCGTCTGAAGACGTTGCGATCTGCAGCAAGTGCAAGGTGACGATCACGATACCGCATCACGGGGGGCAGTCATGAGCGACCGCCCTTACTCAGTCCGACAGCTTGCCGAGCGTTGGGGGTGTTCTGAGAAGCACATATACAACCTGATTAACCGGGGGGAGTTGCCTACCTTCCGCGCGGGCGGCACTCTGCTGAGAATCGCGGCGGGGGTAGTGGCAACATGGGAAAGCGGTGGAAGCCCTACCGGGTCGGAATCTACCGGCTTGGAAGTCTCGGAGATCAGGCCGTCGCCACATGGCGAGACGCCGAAGGCAAGCACCGCGTCAGACTCGGCAAAGCGGGCAGCGAAAACGAGGCGCGTAGGCGACTCGATACGTTCGCACATCAAGCGGCAAGGCAGGTCGCAACCGACAGCGGGGCAACCGTAGGCGGGATATGGACGGCTTACCGGAAGGACCGGGCGGCCGATGGCAAGCAGGTTGCTGCTTTCGATTGGAATTGGAAGGCTTTGAAGGCCACGTTTGCCGATCTGGCCCCTGAATACGTCACCGCCGAACTTTGCCGCTCCTACGCAGCCTCGCGGCTTTCTGAGGGGGTTCAGGCCGGGACCGTATGGACGGAATTAACCCGGCTTCGATCCGCCTTCAATTGGGCCGCCAAGCGCCGGCTGATCGGATGGCCGCCGCCCTACGTGTGGGTGCCGACCAAGCCCGCGGCTCGGGAGCGTGTGCTCACCGACGACGAAGTTGACCGGCTGCTTGCCGGCTGCACCATGCCTCACGTGCGCTTGTTCGTGACGCTGGCGCTGTGTACGGGGGCGCGTTCGTCCGCCCTGCTTGAACTGACATGGGACCGGGTGGACCTCGAAACCGGTACTATCGACCTCCGCAGGCCGGAACCCGTGAACCCGCTGACAAAAAAAGTCCGGAAAGGCCGGGCCATCGTGCCCATGAACGCCACCGCGCGGGCCGTGCTGAGCCAGGCCAAAGCCGAGGCGCTATCTGATCACGTGATTGAGTGGAACGGCGGGCCAATCAAAAAAATCCGCAAGGGGTTTGAGGAAGCCTGCCGGCGGGCGGGGCTGGACAGCGTGACGCCCCATGATCTCAGGCGCACCGCGGCAACCTGGGCAGATGAAGCCGGGATCGACCCGCAACGGATCGCCCGGCTACTTGGGCACGCTAACATCGCTAGCGGTGAGGCGTACCGTCATCCAAGACCGGAGGCTCTGAGGCAGGCGGCGGAGGTGCTGGACATTAGGAAGAGGCGGGGAACAGCATGAACATTGAAGCTGAACTGCTCATCCTTCAGACGAACCTTGATGACCTTCACCGAAAGGTGCAGGCAGAGATTGAGCGCTTTCGGAATGGCATGTTCGAAATGGAGGATCGCATCCTTGAACTGATGGATAAGCGCGCCGTCTTGCAAGCCGCCAGCCAAGGGATTGAGATCGGAACCGTGGTGATAGCCAAACGACCGTTACTCTGGCAAGGCAAGCTCACCGACGGGCTTTGCATCAAAGTGGCCCGGGTGAGTGCAGGGTTCGAACCGCATATGTGGCACGCATCAGGATTCGTGGCTGTAAAAGGTGGTTGGAGCAAGCGTGAGATCAGCTTCGACCCATCGTGGGTGGAAATCGCTTCGTAGTGCTCCCCGGTTCAATGGACCGTTCTAGGTTCAAAAGCAGTCCATTTGGTTCACTGATTCTAGCCGTCAATCCCTGCGATTCCACCGGATTCACGCCGGGACGCTATGTTTACACCGAAGACGTCGGGGGTTCGATCCCCTCACCTCCCACCAGATTTACCTAGATAATTTAGGATTTGTCGTAGTGCTCCTGCGGTTCGTTGAACCGGAGCCTCCTCAATCTCTCGCAGCTTGTTGCTGCGACTGCCTAAGTTCTAGTGCTTCGATCTTCCACATGTTCCGCATGTAGTGCGGGAAGTTCACGATCAGTGTGTGCGGGCTGACGCCTACCGCTACGGCCACGTCCACATTCTTCGCACCTTCCCGCAACATCTTCTCGGCTAGCGCGCGATCCCATTTCTTGTGCGGCCCGTTCTTCGGGCGCTTCTTGTCGCGACGACCAAGCGTATTTAGCCTTGGGCTTTTCTCCGCGATCCTGGCGTCCTCTGCCGCTATCGCCGTGAACATGTCGGGAAACTCGGCAACGATCCGCATCCTGAACCCCGGTGCCCACTTGCGCTGCCGGTGCTGGCTCTCCCGCTTCTTCGGGTTTAGCGTCAGGCCGACATATACAATGCGCCGACCGATCACGAGATCGTAAAGATAGAACGGCATCACTTGCGCCCTCCGAATGCACGGCGGGCACTGTCGGCGCTTCCAATCCGCTGATATTTGCAGCGCTCACATTCGGCGTTCACGGCTTCGACGGCGGCCAACGCATTAGGGTACGCGCGAGACATCCATATAGCACGGAACCGCTCGCGCTCGGGATGGCCCAGCCAGTAATTCACCTGACTTTCTCGCGTGACCTGTTCTCCGCGCGTCTTGCCGCCAGCCTTCAAACGCTCTGTTCTGTAGACGCGCCGCTGGCCGTGCTTGACGTTCCTGATGGCCTCCAGCCAACGCTTTTTGTCAGGCTCGGCCCCGGTGTAGCTTTCGATCAGCACGTTGCCGCGAAGCGCCGCGCGAACCTCGCCCATCACGAATGCCGGGGATGGGCATTCTTTCGAGCGGGCGGGCGGGATGAACTCCAGGCGATACACGATCACGACATCGCCCTTGCGCGTCATCTCGGACAGCATCTCGGTTTCAGTCACTTCCATGACTGTTGCCCCAAGAGGCACAACGGCCTTGGCCGCCTCGCGCTGCTTGTCGAGAGACGCACCACGGCCCGGCCGCAGGAACACCCGAAAGATCGTGTCTGTGAAAAATCTGCGCTTCATGCAACGACGTTTACTAGCTGCTGCTTGACACGTCAAGCGCACTCGTTTACCTTTCAACACATGAATGCAATGACGCGAGACATGCTGCGACACGCCGCTAGAATGCTAGTTACGGCGATGAACTACGGCGACCTTACGGACAGGCAGCAGAAGCGCGCTCATCGCGCATATAGGGCGCTGATCTTGGCGCTGAACGACAAGGATTGAGGCCGATCATGCGTTTGAGCGATCACGAGCAGCGCCTGCTTGATCAGGCCAGCGGTGCCGAGTTGGATCGTGAGCGATCCAGCGCATGGCCTCAGTGGCAGCCCATTGCCACCGCTCCTCGCCATACGCCGCTGCTCGTCTGGCATCCAGGTCTCGGCATGGGCGGATGGAATGTGATGAAGCGTGACGACCACGGATGGCGCGAGACGGCCAACGATGGGCGTGCTCTGAAAGATGGGTACGAGCCGTCGCATTGGACGTGGTTGCCGCCATCGCCGCAGACAACGGAGTGAGGCCCATGTCTGGACCGGATGCTGAAGCGCTTTACGAGCTACCCGAGGAAATGCGCGTCGTTGCCGGAATGCTCAGCATGGGCGAACGCATACAGTTCGGAAGGAACGCTGATCTACTTCAACGGGGCGCGGCGGAAATTGAACGCCTACGCGCCGAGATCGAGTCCCGCACTCAAAGGGTGGCCGACGCGATGGCTCGCGAGTGCCGCAAGGCGGTCGAGGCTGGCGACACAAAGCGAGCGGAAATGTTCGCGGCTGCGCAACGCTGCATCGCTACCGTTTACACCAACGTGCAACTGTAGGAACGAGGCCCTGATGGAGTTCAATTGCAACGACTACGTGAAGGTGCGCTTGACCGACGAAGGCAGGCGCATTCACCGCGCCAACTACGAAGCGTTGGTATCATCGATGCCGCCGCTGGCACGAGAAAATGTTCCGTACATCGAGCCAAAAGAAGACGCGGACGGGTGGTCGCAGTGGCAGCTATGGGAACTGATGTCACAATTCGGCCCGTGGATGCGAATGGCCTACAATAACCCGTTCGACATGAACATCAGAATTGGGGACTGAGGCCCGGAATAGAGCTTGGCGACCCTACCTGGACAGGACCGGAAAACTCAACCAGCGGGTCGTCAATAACGTCCTGGGGCACAGACGCTAAAAGGCCCCTGCAATTGAGATAGGAGCAAAGCCCATGGAATGGCAGCCGATCGAGACCGCGCCGAAGGACGGCAGCGAAATACTGATCTGGGGCCGCTACGGCTCGGATCAGCAGGGCTGGATGAGAGAGGCGCACATGGGTCGATGGAACGAGCGCCGAGATCAATGGGAAGCGTGCTGGTTCCATCCCTACGAGTATGGGTGCGCACCCACGCATTGGATGCCGCTTCCGGCACCGCCTCAACCTGTGGAGTGAAGCCCGATGTACGGCAGGCGCGCGCCACGGCACCGAATCAAACGGATCACGGCGAAGCGCGCGCTTCGTGCCAAACGGCCGCTCTATCGGTGGCGCGCGGCGTGCATGAAATATGCAGTCAGAAAAAAGGTAATTTCTCGATGACGTGGATGCCAGCGAATGACGCGCCGGAAGGCAAAGTCTTCATGACGAAGATCGACGACGACAAGGGTTGCCGCAACGTCCAGGCGATGAAGCGCCAGGGTAATCTGTGGTGGTATCCGGACGGCTCGATGTACGTTTATTACCGGCCGACGCACTATCGAGAAATGACGGATGCCGAGCGCCAGCGCGAAGTCGATAAGGTGCGCCGCGATGCGGACGCGCTGAACCGCGCCGCAGATGCAATCTGAGCAGTAGGAACGAGCCCAGATGCGCTGCGCTTGCTGCGGTAGGTTCTTCAAGATGCAGCCCGGCTGCGCTTGGAAGATGGTCTACAGCGGATGGCCGCCGGGGCCGTCCGAAGAAATCTACAAATGCAAGAAGTGCGTCGAAACGGATGGACCATTTGAGCCGCAGCACGGCATCAGGCCGGAAGCGTCGTGCGGCATCTTCAAAAGATAGGAACGAGCCCCTACCACTGCGCCGCGACGTAGAAGCCCGTCAAGGCGGCAATGAACACCACCAGCACCAGCGTCAATATCCCGATGCCGATCCACCCGCGTCTGAGCTTCATCGCTTCACGAGCCCAAGGATCACTTCCGCGAACCCTTGAGCCTTCTGCGGTGCTGACCAAAACGCTAGCGTGAGCAGGCCATATGCCACCGCCTGCAAGCCCCGCTCTAACCATAGGATCTTCGAAGCTGTAGCTTCCTTGTGGTCCTTGTGGTCCTCCTTCACCGATTTGACCTCGATCTCGACGATAGTGAGCCGGTGTTCGGTCTCGGTGCTGTGTGGACTCGGCGGCCAGTGCGGCGGCGACGGCCCCCAATTTGAAGGATAGCTCATCCATTGCCGCGCTCCCGCGCCCGGTTCTCCCCGTACGCGCAGCCCCACTCGGGACGCGCCTTGTTGCTTCCCTCTATCTGAGAGGCCGTTTCTTCTGTTAGTTTGTCGGCCTTGCGGATCGTCTGGTGACGCCAGCTCTCGCAGAGCTTGTCAGCGGCAATCAACGCAGGTTTTGGTGTCTGCGCGCAGGCGGTCAACAGCACCAGGCTTGCGAGCGGAATCGTGAGCTTTCGCGGACTTGGCGGCATTCTGCGCTCCTGTTTTCTCGGAACGCTGAACGATTTCCGTTGTGACCTTCTGCTCTACTTTCTTGTCGTGCAGCTTGAGCCAGCCTATCGCTGCTGTAACGCAGGCGAGGACCGCGCCAAGCTGGAAACCGAGGGATCGGATCATGGTGGTTGCCATCCTTTAGGAGCAATCACGCAAGGCGTTGCGTAAGTGACAGAGTTGTTTTCTGCTGGTTCTGGCGCTTGAAGCGGACCATTCGATTCAACCTGACGACCTTCAGGGATTTCGATTAGATCAAATCCGTTAGCGAGGATCGTTGCCAAGTAGACCTTGTTCCAATCGCGCCCAGAACCCTTAGCCGCATCGGACGCAATTTTGTGAATGCGCCTGCTTTCTTCTGCCAGCGACATCTCATCCTCATTTCTTGTTTGCCCAGATGATATAGCACACGAGCGCAATTCCGAGGATGACAGGAACGCTCCACATCGCAATATCAACACCGGCAAAGAGCTGCTGCCCGTTGCCCTTCACAGCGACAAGCGTTGAGGTTAGGCCGACAGGGTCGGCCAGGAAGCCAGCGCCAATAGCACCAGCGCCAACGCCTGCACCAAGTGTGGCTTTGTCGCCGCTGCTCATGGACTCGTCCACCTTCTGCGGCATCGGTGGCGGCTCAACGGGGCGGAGGAACAACGCCGACTCCGCAGCCCTTCGTCTCACGAGCCCTTTGAGCACACGTCCGCCGCCTTTGTTCCACAGCGCAAAAGCTGCAGCGGCTTCGTCATCGTTTCCCGCATTGAAGTGGCGAAGCACGCTGGACTTGCGGAACCCAGCCGCGCCGATGTTGTAGGCGAGCGAAACGAATGCATCGAACTGATACTGATTGGGTTCTCGCGTACAAGCGAGCGTCACCGCCTTTTCGAATTTCTCAATCTCGCGGCGAAACATTTCTTCGCCTTCTTGTTCCGTTACGACCATTCCCATGGTCACACCTTCGGTGCACCCGGCGTAGATCGTGGGAACGTTGGCAGGACAGCGATATGCTTGATACCGACCATCAGGAAGACGCTGGAGTTTGCCTTCGAAGCGGAGGATCAGTTGCAGGCCGGTGTCTGAGAGTTTCACGCCACCCTCCCGAGCTTGCGCAGCGCCTCTTGCCCCACGTCGTTCATCACAGAACGAATATCCGCCGCTTCCTTTTCGACGTTCACAATCTTCAAAGTAAGGGCGTTGATCGTTTCGGCTTGCTGGACGGTCAACGCCTCTAAGGCAATCACTCGTTCAATGAGTGTCGCCAACGCCTGCCGGATGTCTGAGGGGAGATGTTCGGAGCGAACTTCAGTATGCTTGGCGCGGCGGCTGAGGTTGTCCTTAACCGCCTGCGTTAGTGCTTCATGCCCAATAGCTGTCATGTGCGAAGTCCGCGGGAATGGGGTTCATGGCCATCAACGCGAACGATCGTGCCCAGATGGGCTGGCGAAAAGCAGCAGACGCGATTTCCACCGCGCGCCATTCTACAGGGGTAACGGTGCAAGCTCCAGTGTCGGTGGCGATGGCGATCTGCGTTTCCAATTGACCGGCATCAATCAGAGCGCCGGCATACTTCGACACCTCGTCCCAGCCCTTCATGTCGCTTTCAGTGGTGCCGATGCGGTGCACGCCTCGTGCGTCCTGGAAATCGTAGTTGAAGCCAAGAGCTAGGCGTCTCTCACGCTCTGCGATGACTTCGGCTGCCGTGGGCGAGCGGATGATGCGGACGCAATCTTGCTCAACAATGCGCTGCTCGTTGGGGCCGAGACCTTCGAACACAATCGGCTTCCAGGCATGCGCCTTGTGCGCTGGCACGTCTCCAATGTTCAGATCGTGCCGGACTTCAGCGACAGCGCCATTTTCAACGCGAGCGATGGGCATGGGATGACCTCAAGAGACCGTGAATGTGCCGTTAGCGTTAAACGTATGTATCCAGTAGCCACCGGCTTGAGTGATGGTGCCGCCAGCTTGTTGAGTGTAGGTGTCGGGATAGCGGATGATTACCACGCCGGAGCCGCCGGCACCCGACGTGCCAGCGCCATAGGCACCACCGCCACCGCCGCCGGTGTTTGC